GGATACCCCCGGGCGATCTTGGAAGGGGGCGCCATGGGCTCGGTCGAGGACGCCGTGCGCAGCGACGTCGAGCAGCTCGGCGACCTGGTCGGCGTCGAGCCGTCGCTGTCCGAGCTGGCGTACACGCTGGCTGGCCGGATCGACGCTGCGGCGACGGGCCAGTGCGAGACGTGCGGGGAGCCCGTCGCCCAGGACGACAAGCTGCTCCCCCAGTTGACCCGCGAGCTCCGGCAGACGCTCGCCCAGCTGCTGGAGGGGCGGGCCGCTGACGATGACGATGACCTCGGAGACTTGGCAGCCCCCGTCTGAGTTCGCCGAGGATCTGTACGAGCGGTACGGGCTGACCTGCCCGCCGCGCTGGGGGACGCCGCGGCACCCGGAGCGCCAGTCGTTGGGGCCGCACCTGTGGAAGGTGATGGAGCGGCTCGGCGCCCCGCCGATGCCGTGGCAGAAGTACGTGTCTGACGTCGCCCTGGAGATCGACCCGGCGACGGGCCGGTTCGCTCACCGCGAGGTCGGCCTGTCGGTGTCCAGGCAGCAGGGCAAGACCGAGCTGTGTCTGGCCGCGCAGGTTCACCGTGCGCTGGCGTTCCCCGGGCAGAACATCGTGTACGCCGCGCAGACCCGCAACGACGCTCGCAAGCGGTGGGAAGACGAGTTCTGGGAGAAGATCTCCGCGTCGTCCTTGGCGAAGTACGCGCGCATCCGGAAGTCGAACGGCAACGAGGCGATCCTGTGGCCCGGCAAGCGCTCCCGTATGGGCATCACCGCGAACACGGAGAAGGCCGGCCACGGTCCGCCGCTCGACCTCGGCTTCATCGACGAGGCGTTCGCGCATGAGGACGACCGGCTAGAGGTCGCGTTCAGCCCGGCCATGCTGACTCGGCCCATGGCTCAGTTGTGGTGGGCGTCGGCCGGTGGCACCACCAAGAGCGTGTGGCTGAACAAGAAGCGGGAGCTGGGCCGGGCCCTGATCGAGGAAGTGTGGGATGCGCTCGCCGAGGACCTCGACGCTCTCCGCCCCACGGCCGCGTATTTCGAGTGGTACGCGCCCGAGGACATGCCGCGCGATGACCCGGCGACCTGGGCGGCGACGCTGCCCGCGCTGGGGCACACGGTCACGGTCGACGTCATCCGGTCCGAGCTGGAGAAGGCGGCCAATGATCCGAGCGGCTTCGACCGGTCGTACCTGAACCGGACCCGGAAGCCGGTTCCGCCGACCGACCCGAACGTGCCCAAGGGCAAGTGGCCGGGGCTGGTCGACGCGAAGAGCAAGCCGGTGGCCGGGAGCGTCGCGTTGGCGTTGGACGTCTCGCAGGACCGGAAGCGGTCGGCGATCAGCGCGGCCTCCCTGCGGCCGGACGGCAGGGTGCACCTGGAGGTTGTGGCGTGCCGGCCCGGCACGGACTGGGTGGTGCCCGCGATGGTGCGGCTGCACAAGCTGTGGGACCCCGTCGCCGTGGCGGTCGCCTCGGGGTCACCGGCCGCATCGCTCATCGACGACCTGGTGACCGCAGGTATCGACGTGCCCAAGGACAAGGCCGCCCCCGAGCGCGGCGACCTGGCCGTGATGCGGTCCGGGGACATCACCGAGGCGTGCGGCCAGCTGGCCGACGCGATGAACCAGGGCACCGTCGTCCACCTCGACCAGGTGCCCCTGACTGCCGCGGTGAACGGCGCGCGCACGCGCCGCAACGGCGACGCCTGGACGCTGGACCGCACCAACTCGCTGGTGGACATCAGCCCGTTGTGCGCCGCGACGTTCGCCCGCTGGGCGCTGCTGATCCGGGGCCCACACGTGATCGACGACTACGACATCGCGGACTCGTTCGCGTGAGGGGAGGTGGACATGGGCGCCTGGTCCAGGCTGAAGGGCGTGTTCACCCGCGACGCGCAGATCACGTCTGCGGAGGATCTGCTCGCGCGGTCCCGGGAGCGGCGGAGCAGTCGCGTTCACGTCACCAACGAAACGGCGCTACGGAACTCGGCGGTGTGGGCCTGCCTGAGGCTGCGGGCGGACCTGATGTCCACGTTCCCGATCGACGTCTACCGCAAGGTGCAGGGCATCCAGGTCGAGGTTCCCAAGCCTCCCGTCCTGGTCACGCCGGGCGGGCTGGAGGTCGGCGTCAAGGAGTGGATGTACTCCACCGAGTTCGACTTGGACCGCGGCGGGAACTGCTTCGGGATCATCACCGAACGGTCCGGCGTCATCGGCCCGGACGGGCGGGGCTTGCCCGGGCGCATCGACCTCGTCGAGCTGGGGTCGGTCTCGGTCCGCGGCACCGGGCCGACGATCACGAAGTACGTCATCAACGGCCAGGAGTACGAGCCGTGGGAGGTCTGGCACGAGAAGCAGTACACCGTGGCCGGCTTCCCCCTCGGCCTGTCCCCTGTCGCCTACGCCGCGTGGACCATCGAAGAGACTCTGTCCGCGCAGCAGTTCGCCCGCGACTGGTTCGCCTCCGGCGCCGTGCCGATGGCTGAGCTGAAGAACACCAACAAGGTCGTGAACGCGGCTGACGCCCGTACCGCCCGTGAGCAGTTCCAGGCGGCCGTCGACTCCAGCGGCCTGTTCGTGCACGGCGTCGACTGGGAGTACCAGCCGATCCAGGCCGTCGCCTCACAGTCCTCGTTCCTCGAAGCCCGCCAGTACGGCGCCAGCGACATCGCCCGCTTCTTCGGTTGCCCCGGCGACCTGATCGACGCGGCCGTGTCGGGCAGCAGTGTCACCTACGCCAACATCGGGCAGCGCAACCTGCAGTTCCTCATCATGAATCTCGGCCCCGCCGTGGGCCGTCGTGAGGACGCGTTCAGCCGCAAGCTCGTGTCGGGCCCGAGGTTCGTGAAGCTCAACACGGACGCGCTGCTGCGGATGGACCCCGAGGCCCGTGCCCGCACGATCGGGATGCGCATCACCAACCGGACGCTCGCCCCGTCCGAGGCCCGCGCGCTGGACAACTTGCCGCCGTACACCGATGACCAGCTCGCCGAGTTCGACAGGCTGTTCGGCTCGCGCGCCGTCCCCACGCAACCCACGACCGCCGCTACGGGAGCATCGTCATGACCGCATCCACGCTCACCGCCGCTGCGGCGGAACGAGCCCAGCACACCCGGCAGCGCGCGGACCGCCCGTCGCAGCGGCGCTGCGCCGAGCACGCCGCCGCCAGGGCCACGGTCCGGGCCACGCTGTCCGGCGTCCAGGTCCGCGAGAGCGGAGAGGCTGGGACGCTGGAGTTCGTCGGCCGGGCGTCCGTGTACGAGCAGGCCTACGAGATGTGGGACATGTTCGGCCCGTACACCGAGATCGTCACCGAGGGCGCCGGCTCCGACTCCCTCGCGCGCGCCGACCTCGACGTGCCCCTCGTCCTGGGGCACGACCAGCTGCGCCGTCTGGCCCGCACGACCACCGGCACGCTGTTCCTGACGGAGAGCGCGAACGGCCTGGACGTGCGCGCGCCCGCCCTCGACCCGGCGGACTACGACGTCGCGTACATCGCGCCGAAGCTGCGGGCCGGCCTGGTCGACGAGATGTCGTTCGCGTTCCGCATCGAATCGGGCCAGTGGTCCCCGGACTACACCGAGTACCGCATCAACCGGTACGACATCCACCGCGGCGACGTCGCGATCGTCGGCTACGGCGCCAACCCGTACACCGGCGCCAGCATGCGCCAGCCCGCGGCCGAGCCGACGTCGAGCCGCGCCCGCGCGCTGCTGGAGATCGCGCTCGCCCGCTGACCCCTGATCTTCCCGCCGGACGGCGGGAGTTGTTGCCCTGCGCTCTGCGCGCACGAGCCCACCCGGCGCCATGCCTCGGGTGGCCGTCTGACCTGGACCGGGGCGTCGTGTATCCCATCGAGCAAGGAGATGACGAGCCATGACGCTCGCCGAACTGATCGCCCAGGCGCGCACTGCGCTGGACACCGCGATCACCAACCGAACCCAGGAGCAGGACGCGCTGATGGCGCTTCGCTCCGACGAGAACCTGACCGAGGAGCAGGTGACCGCGCAGGTCGCCCGCCGTGACGCTGCGGACACCGAGGTCACCCGCCGACAGGAGACCCTCGACGGGCTGGAGGCGGAGCAGGCCCGCGAGGAGGAGATCGCGCAGCTGCAGGCCCGCACCACGCCGGCGGCGACCCGAGCCCCGGCATACGACCGGGTGCACCGGGTCGGCGCGGAGGAGCGCACCTACCGGCCCGACATGGACCGGCGCGGCGCGAACTTCGAGCGTGACGTCGCGGCCGCGTTCCTCGGCGACTACGAGGCGCAGTCCCGCCTCGCCCGCCACATGCAGGAGGAGCGGGCCGAGCGTGGCGACCAGCTGCGCGTCGACGGCCAGCAGCAGCGTGCGGTCGGTACGGGCGCGTTCGCCGGCCTGGTGGTGCCGCAGTACCTGACCGACATGTACGCCCCGTCTGCGGTCGCTCGGCGCCCGTTCGCGGACGTCTGCCGCCCGCACGACCTGCCCGCGCAGGGCATGACGGTCAACATCTCGCGGATCACCACGAGTTCCAGCACGGCGCTCCAGGCCGCGGAGAACGACGCGGTGTCCGAGACGAACATGGACGACACGCTGCTGTCCCCGGCCGTGCAGACCGCGGCCGGCCAGCAGACGCTGTCCCGGCAGTCCATCGAGCGCGGCGCCGGTATCGAGCCGGTGGTGCTGGATGACCTGTTCCGCCGGTACGCGACGACGCTGGACTCCACGCTGATCAACCAGGCCACCACCGGCCTGAGCGCGGTGGCCACCGCCGTCGCGTACACCGACGCCGACCCGACCGCGGCCGAGGCCTACCCGAAGATCATCGAGGGTCTGGCCGGTGTCGAGGCCGCGCTGCTGGACCAGGCGTCCGGCGACAACGTCGCGGTCATGCACTCCCGTCGCTGGTACTGGATGCAGAACGCGCTGTCGGACAAGTGGCCGCTCATCAGCCAGCCTGGCATCGTCACCCAGACCCTGGGCGCGAACTACGCCACGGTCTACGGCAGCGGCGTGCGCGGTGTCCTGCCGAACGGCACGCCGGTGATCGTCGACAACAACATCGCGACGAACCTCGGTGCGGGCACCAACGAGGACGAGATCTACCTCGTCGACCGCAACGAGTGCCACCTGTGGGAGGACCCGGACGCCCCGATGTTCATCAGGGCCGAGCAGACCAAGGCCGCGAACCTCGGTGTCCTGCTCGTCGTCTACGGCTACTTCGCCTACACCCACGCCCGGTACGCGCAGGCCCGCAAGATCGGCGGCACCGGTCTCGTGACGCCGACGTTCACCGGCGTCTGATCCCTCACCGCGAGGGCCCGCCTCGACTCCGGCGGGCCCTCGCGCCCCATCTCCATCGCTGAGGAGCGAAGCAATGACCGACGCACCCCAGACCGAGGACCCGATGGTGGCTGCCCTGCTGCGCGAGCGTGAGGGCTACGTCGGGCGCGGCATGGACGATCGGGTCGCCCAGGTCGACGAGCAGCTGCGCCTGCGCGGCTACGAGCCGCAGTCCACGGGCAAGGCCCCCACACCGTCCCGCTCGACGCCGCCGAAGGGCCGCCGGGCGCGCAGCACGGAGCAGGCGTGACGTGGCCAACGAGTACGTCACCCTTGAGGAGCTGAAGACACAGCTCGGCATCGAGGCCGACGACGCCACCCGTGACGCACTGCTGAACCGGGCTCGCGGCTCGGCGTCCCGGAGCATCGACAAGACCACCGGCCGCCGCTTCTGGCTCGACGCGGCGGCCGTGCAGCGGACGTTCAACCCGCGCGGCCGGATCGTGCGCGAGGACGACGGCGACCTGTTCCTCGTCGACGACATCGGCAGCGTCACGGGCCTGGTCGTGGAGACCGGGTCCGGCGCCTCTTTCACGGCCGTCACCGGCTACGAGACGAGCCCCGACAACGCCCTGGCCGACGGCAAGCCGATCACTGGCCTGCTGCGTCCGCTCGGGACATGGGGCATCGCGACGACACGGCTTCGGGTCACCGCCAAGTTCGGGTGGCCGGCCGTCCCGGACGACATCGCCGAGGCCGCGCTCATCCAGGCGTCTCGGCTGTACAAGCGCAAGGACAGCCCGGAGGGCATCATCGGGTCGGCCGAGTGGGGCGTGCGCAACCTGTCCCGTCGGGACCCGGACGTGTGGGCGCTGATCGAGCCGTACATCCTTCCCGGGTTCGGATAGGGGGCGGCCGTGCAGATCTCCCCGATCCGGGACGCCATCGCGGACGCCGCCCGCACCGTCGTGCTGCCCGCCGGCATCGGCAAGCTGACGTGCACCGGCTACACGCCTGACTCGGTCGTCGCCCCGTGCTTCTTCGTGGGCGAGGTCGAGGTCAACTACGACAAGGCCATGGGCCGCAAGCTCGACGAGCTGCTGTTCACCTGCCGCGTGCTCGCCGGCCGGGCCGACGACCGTTCGTCTCAGCGGGTCCTGGACGCCCTGCTGTCCGGCGGCGGGACTGCCTCGCTCAAGGCCGCCATCGAGGTTGCCCGCGGCGCCCCGGGCCAGATGGCCCTCGGTGGCCTGGCCGACGACCTGCACGTGCAGCGCGTGCAGGGCTACCGCTGGTTCGAGCACCAGGGGTCCAGCTTCGTCGGGGCCGAGCTCGTCATCAAGGTCATCGGAGACGGGAGCACCTGATGAAGATCCGCATCACGCAGGCCATGCCCGAGGGCGCCGTGCTCCATGACCGGCCCTGGCCCGCCGAGGGCGCCGAGATCGACGACCTGCCGACCGCCGTGGCCGCTCACCTGGTGTCGTCCGGCGTCGCCGAGGAGGTCACCGAAGAGACCCGGCCGCGCGGCCGCAAGGGGAAGGCGGCGGAAAGCGATGAGTAAGACCGTCCTGATCAACGTGCGGTGCTTCGCGGTCGGCGTCGACCTCACCAGCAACAGCAACAAGATCGAGCTTGCTGCCGAGGCCGAGGACAAGGACTCGACGAACTACGCCTCCAACGGGTGGAAGGAGGTCATGGGCGGGCTCGCCTCGGCGGAGATCTCCGGCGAGGGCCAGTGGGAGGCCGGCGACCCGTCCAAGGTCGACGATGCGTCCTGGTCGCAGCTGGGCGGTGTCGGCCCCTGGTCGGTCAGCGCCAACAACGGTGCGGCCGTGGGTGACCTGGCGTACTTCACCAGCGCCCTGCGCTCGGACTACAAGCTGTTCGACGCCGTCGGTGAGGTCGCCCCCTGGACCGGCTCGGCCAAGTCATCGTGGCCGCTGGTGCGCGGCCAGTTCGCCCACCCGCCCGGCGTGGCGCGCACGGCGTCCGGGACCGGGACCGGCCTCAACGTCGGCGCCGTCGCCGCGGGCAAGCGGCTGTATGCGGCGCTGCACGTGCTGTCGGTGGCCGGTACGACGCCGAGCTTGACCGCCCGCGTCGAGTCCTCCGTCGACAACACCTTCGCGTCGCCGACCACCCGGCTCACGTTCGCCGCGGCCGCGGCCGTCGGCGGGCAGACGCTTCGCACTGACGGCACCGCCATCACCGACCCGTGGTGGCGGATCGCCTGGACCATCAGCGGCACCACGCCGTCGTTCCTGTTCGTTGCCGCGCTCGGCATCCAGTAGCTCGCCCCACCC